TTTCTTCTTTTTGTTCCCTGCGTTTTTCGCTATCGGGTTTGAAGTATCGGCGACGGCGTTGTTCTTCAATAATACCCTCTGCCTTGACAAGCTTTCTAAAGCGACGAATCATTCGCTCGGGATCATTGTGGTTATCCTCGGCTCGAACCGTAACGCAAGGGCTTAAAACTTTGTTTTTTCTTTTTCTCATTATATTTTACTTTCTTATTGCAGATGCAACATTTGACCAGCTTCCAAAGCCGGGAATATTCGTTATGTCAACGCCTGGGTCATTCGGGGAGACCCCGGAGAGAGCACCCTGTCCGTTACCCTCTACAATGGGACGTGTTCCCTCAAAAAGCTCAGGGTTCGAAAATTTATCTTTAACGTCCTGATATGAATTGGCGGCTATAGCATCAAGCATATGTTTCTTGGTCTCTGCTATTTTCTTAGACGGGTTAGGTCTGTTTATAGTTTGAGTTTTTGCCTCTTGTACAAGTGAACCAGCACCCAAGCCCTGGACAACTTCTGATACAATTCCTGACAAAACGCCCTCTTCAAGAATAACTTCCTTGACACATTCTTTAATAATGTTTTTGAGTTCCGATTTTTTCATCTCTTATCCTTTTCTTGTTATCCCATGCTGGCCAATACGTTAACACTCATAACAGCCCACTTGCTTCCAGTCCAAACAAATTCAAGCGCTGCGCCTTGCTTGTTGTTCTCTATGGCTATAGCGCTGAAACCTCCAGCACCGAGGATATTTGAGGAATCTACCATAATGGGTTGATTATTTGTTGTTGTATTCATTATAATTTTTAAAAGCTGCCCAGAATAACTTCCGTTTGCAATACTCATAATATGCATCCCCATACCGCCAGTAGTTATAGAGGTAGCGTCCAATAAATGAACAGACCCTGTTGGGATTAAAGTACTAGTAGTGCCACTACCAAGGTTAGTGGCTACTGTACCAAAATTAACTGGTCCATTAAAGTGGGCAGACCCTGTAACGTGAGTTACATCATCAGAAGTATTGCCAAGCTTTATCTCACCATCGCCAAGAGCTTTAAAATAAAAATTTCCTGAACTGTCTTTTGCTCCAAAACCAGCCACGGATTAATCTCCCAGAATATCGTTTAGTGCTCTGTTGATTCGGTCGGCCTTGGTTAGGTGAGTTTTTACTTCTTGCCCTTCAGCAACTAAGAAAGCCCCTGTTGTACTTGGTTCAGATACCAAATCAAAACAAAGTAATTGAAAATCGTCTTCAACCATTGTCACTCCACCTTGTTGGCGAGTGGACCCAAGTCCACGACTAGATATACCAAGCTGAACTCCACCCTCTACAAGTTGGCGAGCGATCTGTCCTGCTGGAGTGTTCAGAATTTTCATTTTACCCATCACGTCGTCACCCTTCCACCAAACCTCAGTGATAACGTGACTAGCATTTTTAAGTTCCACTACTGATGAATCTGGATGATCGAGTTCGCCGATAGCTCTGCCCTCTCGAACAAGCTTAGAATAGTTTTTCATCTCTCGTTCAAGAATGGGACGAGGATAAACACGACCATTGCCGTTCTTTGCATCAGCGGCTTGAATCTTTCCGGCAACAATAAGATGGGTTCCGTTGCGATTGCCTTCACGTTCCTCTTCGGTGAGAAGATCGTCGCTATAATCCAAATTCATAAACTCTTGAAGCACATATTTCTTAGTCATTTTAATCTCCTTTAAGTGCGGGCGCTACCCGCACGGTACAACTACCACGACAGCACCTGGCTACGGGTCTTAGTCTCCACTTTTGCGTCCACATTCCCTTCAATTCGGTGTTCATGCTGAAAGCCTCCATCTGATATGAGCATACATAACGCATATGATGTAGCCGATGAAAGCGATCCTAATAATAAAGCGTTCACCAAACTGACACTAAAAGTAAATAGTTCGGTGTAGGGATTAAGCATCATTAAGAAAACACCAACCCAGAAGCCAATACACATTGGACAATGAAAAAAGTGGTGCTTCGGGCGGATAGAGTCAAAAATTTTAGCAAATGCTAATATTTGTGTGATCCCATAAGAACACAACACAAAATAGATTAACGACATTAGTAGTAGTAGCCGTATCCCGCAAATGTATATGTCGAATCAGCATAATCTGCTCGACCTTCTGGTGTATCTTGGTAAGGAGGGATTTCCCCATACGCTGTGGAATCCTTTGCGTTTGGATCCGTAAATCTATCTTCAATATTTTCATCATATTCGTGAGCCACCTGCTCCGAATTTTGTATCCTCTTCAGATACTCACTGATGCGAAAAAGGACCGCCTGTAATGTATCCACATCGCCTTCTGCTGGATAAGCAGTCTCTACCATCCCAAAAACAGCGCCACCACGAGGGGCAGCAGCATCAGTTACTCCGCCCTTAAAAAGATCATACATTAAATCTTTTTGATAATCGTAAACATCTTTTTCAACATTTGGCTTGGGCATTGTGACAATCTTGTTTTCTTTTGGACTGATAAGTATGTCCAAATACTCGTGATCATTTATTAGAAGATTGCCGTCAAGAGTCTTCTTGACCTGAAGGGCTATGGAAGCCTGAACTGGTTTTGGTTCTTCTTTAACGGCGTCGCCGATCTTAATCGTTATTGGCATCTTCTTCGTATTCTCTCACTAATTTTTGGAGTTTCAAGATTTTTAATATTTCTTGTTCCCCTAGACTTGCTACATTAAATTCAGAAATTTGCTGTAGTACCTGTTTGGTGTTTTGAATCATTTGATCATCTTCTTTAACTTCTACAAGTCCCAGGGAGGACTCTACACTTTCTTGAATTCGTTTAAGCTCGGTACCTGCAAAAAGTTTGAAGTCTGCTTCATTCTCGTTGAACGACACAATAAAGCGATTGAGTAATTCTTTCTGTTCTGGAAGTAATTCGGTATATGTTTCGTTAAACCGGTCTGTAAATGACTTGACAACAAGATTGTCCACAGTCTGTAACTCCTCTTGTTCTGCCGGAGAAGAAGTAAGAGTATCGATAACTTTTTGCTCCATCAGTACCTTGTTTTTGACAGATACCTTGTCTCCAAAAATCTGGGCAAGAGTAGCATAGGATTTATAATTTGGGACAAAGTTATTGAAGACCTCCTTGCCTAGATCAGTGTTCACTTTTTTGATTACAGCGGATTGCTCTTTAAAAATATCTTGCTGGCTAAGCTGCTCATATTCTTTCTTTGCACGGAAGACCATCTTCTCAGCAGTATATTGATCAAGACTTGATTTATCTGACAAAGCATTAAAGCATCCTAATTCGCTGAACAGGACCATACCCGAGCGGAAATGCTCTTTAAGAATAGTCTTAATTCTTTGTGTGCGGACCTTGTCTTTTTCTACTACTGCCTTTGTTAACTCCCTAACAAGAGCTTCGTACAAGAAAGCTGTATTTCTTTTTTTATTATGCTTGACCTTCATCTTTATTTTCCAATTGTTGTATTAATTGCTTAATATCATATTGAGTTTCAAATATTAAATCCTCTTCTGATTGTTTATTTTCGCCCAAAGCCCCGTTAGCCAAAGCGCTCATTTCACCATACCCTTTATATAGTGCCCGGCGAGACGAACCTGCCCCTTCTCTGTTATAAGCCCCATTCATACTGCGGCGACGAGCGCCTTGTTTCCACTTAGGACTTTTTACTCTCATATATCCATTGTCATCTCTTTGTCCAGGTGCTGTATCAGGCTCGGCGAGAAGTGGATCATCGTCAGCAGCCTCATCAGTGCCGGCATCAGTTAAGTCATCACCTCCAAGATCGCCACCCAGATCATCGCCGCCCAACTCACCACCAAGCTCGCCGCCTTCTCCTGGTTCAGGGACAGTCGCTGCCTCTTCTATAGCTGCGGCAGATAAGGCATCGGTGAATTGTTCGACCTGGATTCTATCCATTTCCTCTTCGGATATTTTAAATATATTTCTATAAACCCACTGCTTTGAGAAGTATCCATCGGTGGCACTGCCTGCAACATCGAACTTAGTTCGCATATGCTCAAGCTCTTGAAGTTCAGCTATCTTAGATGGGTTATTCAAAGTAAGTTTAAAAGACAACAAGTCGTTGTTTCTGTAACCCAAAGTATAGAGGTGAATAATACAAATTTTTTCTAATTCAGCAAGAATAACTCGTTGGAGTCGTTGAATAGTTCTGGCAAAACGAATATCTTTTTGGGATAATGTTGTCTTATCTTCTTGTGCATCAGACTGTGCAAGATAAGCCTTTGGCACTTTAAGGGCTGAAAAAAGCTTGTCACGAAGATAATTCACGTCGTCAATATCACCAGTGAATTGACCGCCTGCCAAAGTTTCAATTCTTGTATTACTTGCAGCGCCACGAATTGGAATATAAAAATCCTCATCCACACTCATAGCATTGTAGCGCAGATCGACTCGACCAGAATCTTCATCAACGATCTGGTTTCGTTTCATTTGAGTCTTCACTTGCTCTATGTATTGCTCCACATCCTCTGCGGGCATATTACCTATATCAATGTAAAAAACTCGACGTTCTGGTGAGCGAACAATTCGATAGGCCATCATAGCATCTTCTAGAAGAGTTAATTGTCTCCAAATACGACGGGATGGTTCAAGTACTGAAGTTCCGTAGGGAACATATTTGTCATTCCCTAGGACCCGGAAATGAGAAACTTGCCAGTTCTCAAATGTAACTCCTGTTTGACCTTCAGCATTTTGCCAGAAAAATTGTATGTAGTTAGGATTTGTAGGGTCAGTTCCTTCAATTCTCTCTATCTCTCGAACTGGGAGAGGTATTACGTTCGTAACGCCCAATTTATCGTCAATATCAAGATACAGGTAGTAGTCGCCATATTTACACGTACTACGAGCCCAACCAAATAAGTTCGCCTCTGAATTTAAAACGTTGTACAAAAGTGTATGTAATATGTCTTTTATTTCTCGGTTTTGGCAATCAATATTAATAAGCGGATTGAAAGTAGTTGAAGTGGTAATTTCGTCAGCATAAATGTCTAATGCGGAAGCGATCTCTGGCATATACTCCATCTGTTCAAAATCTGTATATCGCATTTGTTTGTTGCGTTGATACAAAACCTTGTTAGTTAAACCACCAAATGGATTATGATACTCTTTTTTCTTAAACTCTTTACCAGTGCTGCTTGTAAAGGTGTACTTTGTAATATCTCTTCTATTAGATCTTATAACAGCGGGTCGATCGTAATCAACCATCGGACCACTAAAGAGACGTGTCAGTCTTTTAAATAAAGGAGATTGCACATTCCTGGGGTTGTTTGAATTGTTATTATTGTTGTCAGCCATTTTTATCCTTTGATGATCCAGTTTAGGTCATGAGTTTTTCCATCGGTCCCTTTAAAAGTTGTTTTATTACCTTTGTAGCCGTGCTGTCCTTGAATCTTAGTATTAAGCTTTGTAGATGATACGGAAATACTCGTTAATAGTGCCTTCTTGTAATCTGCCTCCCGTTGATTTGCCGTCAGGGCTGTCCCTCTTACCCAGCAACCGATACAAGCTGCAATCACTAGGTCGTCGTTGTAGCTCCTCATAGCTTGCGGTCTTCCATTGTGCCATACAAATGTTTTGATTTCATTAGCAAGGCGAATGGAATTAATAGTAATTAGTTTATTTCTCACGAATTCCTCAAACTTCGCAATAACAAGTGGTCGAGTTTTCATAGACATAGTAAAACCTGCAACACCACCAAGAGCCTGAGCAGACACTTCATCCACATACTCGTGAGTTGATTTTATACTATAATACAAATTTTTATAGTCTAAATCTTGCATTCGAGTTAAAACACCAATACCTAAAGAGTTGTTTTCTATTATTAATAAAGCATCATTGTACTCCGATGCCATAGAATATAGCTGAGGTGCAAACATATCTGGTGTTATTTTGCCCTGATACTCTGCCACCTGTTCCATTGTTTGTGTATCAAAAACGTGAGCAACACTAAAATCAGATCCATCACCTCTGGCGACATCAGCAACTAAGATATAATCACCCTGTGGTTGAGGCTCTTTCCAAATCCAATAATTTCTATCAAAACCTGTCTTATGCTTTGGTTCAATAACTTTTTCTAGAATTAATTTTAAGTCATCCCCGTGGACTACTGTATCACCGGAAGCATTGAAGTTACACTCAAGCTCCTGTGCGATTTCACGCCGAGACATATTTCTTGTTTCTTTTTCAAACCAAGCCTGGTCACGTTCTGGATGAACCTTCCACGGCAGCCGGATGGTGTGAAAGTCGTTTTTGTTTTCTTCTGCTTCTGTGTAGGTCTTGTGAAACCAATTACCAACACCATTGGGAGTTGAAAGAGCAATACAGCGCCCACCAGTTGATAGAGTAGGATAAAGACCTGCCCAGAGTTCATCAATACCCTCAACGAAGGCAGCTTCATCAATGACAAGAAGAGACAGTGCTTCTGAACGACCAGCGTCGCCAGAAGTTGAAGAAGCTTTTACTTGAGACCCATTAGATAGCTCAAACGAGTTTCTGTTGTCAATAGATATATCAGAAATTTTTAACCAAGGGGGCAAATTCTTGTGTATAGCTTTAATCTTTTTAACAAGATTGGCTGCCGTACCAAGCTTAGTCGCCACTACCAAAACATTTTTGTCTTTATGGAAAAGCATCATCCAAGCAACATAAGCTGCCACTGTGGTCGAAATCCCTAGCTGGCGAGCTTTTAGGATAACACTGAATCGATTGTCCTTGAAATCTCTTAATGCTTCCTCCTGGAAGTCATATAAGTCGAAAGGGATTGAGCCTCTCATTGGGTGAGAGATCTTAGCATATTTCTTACAAAAGAAGGCCGGGTCTTTGCCGCAGCGGACAATCTCCGCCATCATCTCCTTCTTATTAAGAGACATTTATCCCTCTGGAGTTTCTGGGTTCTTAGGTGCCTTATCGTTAGATGGGCGCTTGTCAGAAGCTTTATCCAGATAATCTAAAAATCTTTTGTGGTAGTCTTTGTTTCGACGATCTATAGATCTCTGGGATCCCATACGAAGTGCCTCAACACCATCAAAGCCACCAACTGCGTATTGCTTGTGAGCTTGGACCCAAGTGTGTACTCGTGAGGTTGTTTGCACCAATATCTCAGCATCAGAGTCCTCTGTCAAGGTGACACTATCCTTAGTAATATTTTTGTATTCTTTTTTAAGAAATTTTACAATATCAGCAAATTTAGCTTCGATTTCGTTTTCAAACTGATTACGAGGATGAAGTTCATCAACACGCATTTCACTCTGGTAAGTTACAATCATTTTTGGTCCAGCAAAACGAACCTTAAAGCCATCTATGAGACGACTATCGATAATTGGATCGCCCTCTTCACGTTTGAGTCCAATCTTCAAAGCATCGCCGTTTTCATCTAAAGCGCCATCATATGCATTTGCAGCAGCCTGGTTCAAACCTTTAATTACGTCTAGGACAGTAGCCATTATTTTCTTCTCCTTAAGGCATATTCAATATGCTCGTCTGTAGGTCGTTCGCCGTTCTTCCATGCTTCTTCTCGTCCTATAACA